AAATGATACTACCCTAATTCTTTCTGGAGATAATAATTGCGCTTACTCTTTTGATGAGCTTATAATTAATAAATCTTGTATTCATACTAAATCTTTTGAACTAGATACTAATCAACTTACTAAATATTCAACTAAAAAACCTTATATAGATTATTATTTCAATGGTTCAGATTTAAAAAAAGGACTTAAACTAAAAACTCTTTCTCAAACAGGAGTTCATTGTTGTTTGAATGATAATGGTAATTATTACTATTATAATACAGGAGCTTGGAGACCAGCAACTGGTAATTATGGAACTACTAACGATTGGTATACATTTGCTGAAAAAATAGCAAACTATGATTTCTCTAATAAAGATTTATTTATAAGATGTTTCTTTGTTTCTGATGGTGTAAACATTGCTTATTTGGATGTTCCTTATTTTGAATTAGATGATGAAACTTATGAAGACACCGAGGGAAATATCTCTGCTATTCTTATAGGAACTAAAGAATGGAGTGTAGATGGACAACCATTAAAAGAAGACTTAGCAAATAAAGTTCTTAATATCTCTACTGATTTAGGAAATTCAACTATAGAATTTCCACCATTGGAAACTGGAGAAGATTACACAATACAGGATGTATTGGATACAATTAATAATTATTATCCAGAAGGTATTTCTCAAGCAGCTAAAGATGGTGAAGATAGAGTAATGCTAATCTCAGAAACAAAAGGTAAAGAAGCTTTTATAACAGTTTCTGGAGAAGCTGCTCCAATAATATTTGGAACTAATTTTGCAGCTAATGGTAAAGATGCAAATGCTGGTTCTGTAGATTATTCTAAATTTTATGATGCAGTCAGAAGTTATACAGGCTCTCCGTTAATTCCTATGGAAATAACTGATGAACAAATGAAATTATTCCTTAGAGAAGCTCTGGCTTATTATAAAAGATTTAAAGGAGATGAAATAAATCAGTATACTTGTCAATTAAAAGGTGATTGGCAAAATGGTTGGGAAATTCCTACAATAATAGAATCTCAAAGAGATATAGTAGATATTATTTTTAGACCAATATTCCCTATTACTTTCTATGGTTCAGATTTTATTGATAATAGTAGTGAAAATATATTCGCTCTTACTTTAGCTGAGAGTTTATTTGGTGGAAGAGGAGCTATAAAAAATGCCGATGGTATTACTACCGATTATTATATTAGTTTAATGGGAATGCAGGATTTTAAACAGGCTCTTGGTTTAAATCCTACTTGGGAAATTATGAATAATAGAATTTACATATTCCCATCACAAGTATCTAGATTTACTAATGTGGCAATTAGATATAAAGCTCCATTAAGTGAAGAAGAATGTTTAAAAGATCCAGACATTATTAAATATGTGCATGGCAAATGTCTAATGACAATGGGTAACATAAGAGGCCAATACGGATCAGACTTAACTACTGGTGAAGCAGCTCTAAAATTTAATGCAGACGCCTGGTATGAAAGAGGTAAGACGATGGTAGATGAAGCAATGGAGTATTGGAGAGAAAGTCAACCGCCTATGGGTTTCTTTTTTGCTTAATTAATAAAAAAGCCACTGATTAATTTCAGTGGCTTTTATTTTATAAATTTAGTTTTTCTTTTAAAATTTCTTCTATGTTATTAAGCTCAGTATAAGGGATTATCAACAAATCAATGTTATTTTCCCTAGCGCCTTTTCTTTTTAACCAATCTTTATGTCTTTGTTCTTTTAATGCTTTGGTAAGTTGTTCTTCTGTTAGTTTACCATCCCAATTTACTTTTTTATAATGCTGTATACCATTATATTCAATCAACAAATTATAATCTGGTAAGTAAAAATCATAATTAAGAGTATGCTTGAATTTTACGTTTTTTATAGGATAATGTAAATTATAATTAATATTGTTTTTTTTAAAAATAGATTTAATAGTTTCTTCTCCAATATATCTTGTTTTAGAGCATTCTTCACAAGCAGCACCTTTTTTTAAACCATAAGTTCTTTGATAAAAAACAATATTATGTTTTTCACATAAAATTTTAGATAAATATCTTGCTCCATTATATTCTAAAATTTTGTATCCTGGAATATTTGGAATTTTTAAAGCTTTTTTTCTTTTTTCTTCATTGGCACATTTTTTGCAACCATGTCCGCACAAATGATTATCAGCTAATTGAGTAAAATAGCCATGTTTAGGACATTTAATTGTTACCATTTCTTTACAACCATTATAAACGGTTTCTGAATAATCATATTTATTTTTATGAATTTGTTTACATATATTTATCCATTCTTCTTTAGTATAAGGTTCTTGATGATTGTTGCAATAACTACAAGGATTTTTAGTTCTTACTACATATTTTGGTAAAGTTGTAAAAATATTTTCACAATCTGAGCAGTATAAGTTTATAGGTTTTAGCATACCTTTGTATTCGCTTTTGATAATAAACCTATCTCCAAATAATTCTGTTAATCTTTTATGAAAATCAATCATATATTTTCCTTTAAAATTTCTTCTATGCTATCAAATTCAGTATACTTTATTACTAATAAATTTATATTATTACTTTTAGCATACTTTCTTTTCAACCAATCATGATGAAGCTGTTTGTGAAAATCATGATTGGTTTTATGAAAGTGTTTATTAAACTTATAATGTTGGTTTCCATTATATTCTATTAGCAGATTACAATTAGGTAAATAGAAATCATGATTAAGTGGGTATTTATCTCTGAGCTTTTCATAAGTTTTATATCTTTCAAAGTTGATATTGTTTTTTTCTAAATATGTTCTTATTTCTTTTTCACCCTTACTTTCATTGCAAAATGGGCAACCATTTTTTCTTATTAGATTATTATAAGGAGTTTGATAAAATTCTGAATTACAATTCTTACAAACAATTAACATTTTTTCTTGAGCATGTTTAAATTCTGAATAAATAAAATCATCCAATTTATTTTCTTCAAAATACTGTTTGGTTAATGTGTTACATTTTGGACATTTGTTGTTCTTTCTTAAGTTTGAAAGCAATACTTTCCAAATTTGATTACAGCATTTACATTTAAGTTCTAATTTTATAGTTGCTTTTTTACAGCCTTTTAAAACTTCAAATTCTTTTGTTAATTCTTCAAACTCTAAATTAAAGCAATTTTTACATTTATAATTATTTATATGGTCTTGCCTTACATAATTAATTTTATTACATTTAGGACAAACTATATTTATGTATTTCAGCATTTAAAATCTCCTCTATATTATCAAACTCAGTATAAGGAATAACTAACAGATTTATATTATTGTTTTTAGCATACTCTAATTTCATTTTATCGTGTTTTTGTTGAATTTCAAGATTAGAGTTTAATTCTTCTTCAATAGTTTTATTATCCCAATTTACTTTTTCATAATGTTGCCTACCATTATATTCTATTAGTAGATTGTAATTTGGCAAATAGAAATCATAAGAGAGTAAATCTTTATCTCTTAAATCAGTATATTTTTTTGGCTTTTCAAAATTGATATTATTTTTTTCTAAATATAGTCTAATTATTTTTTCACCTTTGCTTTCTTTACAAAATGGACATCCACTTCCAGAATAATGAACTCTGGCTTCTTGTTTAAACTCACCATGTATACGACAAATAATAGGAACTATACTTCTTTTGCCATGATACTCTTTAATTAGAGAATAATCATATTTATCTCCATGCTGAGTTTTAGACTTTTCTATAAAACTCTCCAAAGAAGCTGGCTGACAATTTTTTCTTTTAGATGCACCTCTTTCTTTTCCACAAACGGCGCAGCCACTTTCAAGAAAAGTAAAAGGAAGTTGAGTTCTCAAACCATGTTTTTTACAAATATAATTTATTTTAGTTCTTTTGTTAACATAAACAGTATTAGTTAAGTCATACAATTCATAATAATCTTCTGGTATATTTTCCCAGAAGTCATATTTTGGTTTAGTATGACAAGCTCTACAACCATAACCTTCTAATAAGTTTGAAAGTAAATGCTGCTCAATATGACCTTTAGAACATTTAACAGTAATAATATCAGTAGTAAGTTTATCTTCCGTTTCTAATATTTCAAAATCTGGCAATCTTTTTTTAATTTCTTCTAAATCCATAAATTATACCATAACATAAATAGAAATATATGTCAAGTTAAAATTAAGGAGAAGAATTATGAATGTAAAAGAGTTTTTTGAGGAATTTAGTGATACTTCTAAATTAGAAAAAAAGCAAAAAAGAAATAATGAATTAGAGAAAACATTAGAAAAGAATTATAAAAAAACTTTTATTAGTTCTGTAGAAAAAGCAGTAAATAGAAAATATAAATCTGATAAAATCAAAAAGATTGAATTAGATTGTATGTTAAATATTCTTACTGGAATTAGAATTTATGATTATAACAATAATTTAATTCATAATAAAAAAATAGAAGATGAAATAAAAGAATTCTATAAAATGAAGAAAAAAGCAAACGACAGTAATTCTGATAGATATTTTAAAGAAAAAAAGAATAAACCTAATCAAGTAGAAAATTTAATTAATAGAAGTCTTGGCGAAAGCTATTTTGAATATTAAGTTAAAAATATGGCAGAAACTAATTTTAACTACATAGATTCTTTAATGAACTCTACCAATATACAGTTTATGGCAGATCAACATGATCATGCCATACAAACTACTGGTAGAAAATCATATATTTTTCCTTTGGACAAAGTAGATACAGAACTTTCAGAGGTTTATAAAGAAGAAGTTCATGGAAGAGTTTATTTACCACACTTTGAGCAAAGAAGCTTATATAAGACAAATCCTTTTATTTCTTCTTTAGACGCTGCCAATTATACAGAAAAAGAAGATACTTTAGAAATGGAATATGATTTTGGAAGAATGGTTCATAATATCCATGAATTAAAATCTAATACTGCTGGAAAACTAACTATCACCAACACAAGCAAAATTCCATTAGATATAGAAATAAGTGATTATTTTATTGTAAGAAAATTTTCTGAAATACTTTTTAAATTAAAAATAGAAGGAAGTGTTTATAAGTTTTTAAATG